GGTGCAACTCCCCCGTCCGGTTTTTATAGAGATCGGGTGTTGAATGGATCCACGGATCGTGGCATGACTAGGCAAGTGAACTTCCATATCTTCAATCTTTACGTCAACAATAATAACGGTTAACGCCTAGTTTCATTCAAAACACGTAACTCTTGCCCCATTCCGTCGGAGCCCTAAATCATTGTAAGAGTTTGTTTAAGCTCAGCACTGAGATGTGAGGTGTCTAGTCTACAGTTTCGAACCATTGGAAGGACAGGTCGTCCCTCTTCTAAGTCTGCTCTATGCAGATCCCAATTAAGTTCGATATCACGAATTAATTTTTGTACTGTATCTAGATCACGCTTAACTTTTAAATTTTTAATCACACTCAATTCTGAAATTGATTTAGGTTTAATGTAATTATCTTCAAAGTTTTTATTCTTTTGAAGGAGATCAATTTTCTCTTTATCAATAAAAGTTGCAACTTTGAAATCCTTGACTAAACAAAGCGGGAAGAAATTCTTCTTTTCATGTTTAATATCTTCAAGAGACATAAGCTCATAATCAGTATTTCTCTGGAGTAAATCCTTACGAATTCTACTGATTTGCCTTATAGCCTGATACTCAAGGTCCTGCTCGTCGTTCTTTAACTCTTTGTGTAATTCACTAAGTGGTTTACTTAGGAATATATCAAAGACTAAACGGTTGTAACAGTGTTGGTAGTTTTCCTCCACTGACTCGCCGTCAATAATAGACCAGTTCGAATCCTCGAGTTTATAGGTTCTCTTGACAAGATCATGAATCTTCCATTCACGTAGATTGGAGAGCTTTGGCATGTCAATTTTATATAGTTTAACAAGTGTTGCAACTTGTCGATCAGTGAGGGATAATTCGTCCTCACTGTCGATGGGAATCCCAAGACCACCAGCCCACTCCGGTAAGAACCAACTAATGTCAGTTCTGGTTAGTAAACCGTAGTGGTGCTTGATAAATCTAGCCTTAATTTGAGGCCATAGGTAGTCTGGTGTATCTTCTTTGAGATCTCGGCTCAGAGCTCCAAGACGGGAGAGTAAAATCTTCCCATCTCTCATGTTTTGACATGAACGAGGCTTAGCATAGAGAATCCCATAGTTGATACCCTTACAGAGATTCCATTTCCCATCAAA